AAAATAATGATTAAAAATCTAATCATATTGGGTCTCCTTTTTATGTTAATAACAGGTATGACCACAACGGATGTTGTTGCATATGTTGAGGATAACCAGCTTATTGACAAGTTGAGTGAAATGTTATATAATGTAGTTAGGAGTGTGAAAAATGATGTATAAAAACATAATGAAGATAGGACTTTTAGGCGTTCTAGTAATTGGCCTAAATGCTTGTTCGTCAAAAACTTATAAGATTAAGCAAGAGACGGAGAAGTTAGTAGATGAAGTACCGACATGGTATATGGCGGACTTTGATAATGCTAAACATTGCGACATATCTATGTGGGCAAACAATGGCATTGTTAAAACAAAAGATGATGAGAAGACTTGTATCTTCGGAGTTGGTACTAGTGTATCACCATCATTAGAACTTGCGATTGAGAAAGCTAAGTTAATTGCGAAAGCAGAAATGGCTGATATTGTTGCAGGAGAAATGAACAAGAAGGCAAAAATGTTTGTAACCGAAGTAGGTAAAACTAATGTTAAGACCGTGGTTACAGAAGTAGAAACAGCGATGGTAAATATCATTGCAAACACACCAGTGAGAGGATATGAAATCTTTGCACAAGAGGTAACTAGAACAAAATCAGGTTACTACAGAGCATGGATAGGTTTAAGACTGCCACTTGGTGAGTTTAATAAGATGTATGAGTACACGATTGGTGAAGTTGTTGACGCTTACAAACTTAAACTAAAGTCTGCTGAAGCCTTCAAAAGTGTCGAAGACACGGCAAAGGAAAAGAAGAATGACACAGCAGAGTAATATAGTTGTCTATACAAAAGACAATTGTCCATTTTGTGTTAAAGCTAAGTCCTTAATAAAAGGACTTGGTCTCAAATATGAAGAAAAGAACTTGAAAGAGTTTGAAAGTCCTGAGGCGATGATTAAAGACATAGGTAAAAATGTTAGGTCAATGCCTCAAATTAAAATAAATGATGAGTTAGTAGGTGGTTATAATCAGTTGATAGAACATTATAACAAACTAGGACTTGTTGACTTCAAAGGGAATAAAATAAGTGAGTGATGATATCAATATTAAAAATGACTATGATAATATAATTTTATTTCCAGAGAATAAGATTGCAAAACCACAAGTTGAGGTGGACCCAAAAGCACAAGCGAAAATGCGAGACTATCAAGCTGCAAAGTTTGTAGAAACAGCAACAGATGAAATTGGATTAGATTTGATTAGACGCTTCGTGCAAATGGGATTAGATACTAAACAAGATGTCTTTACAAAAGACCTTGCAATGTCTATGGACTCGGTAAGAGGTCTCTTGTACAGACAATTCAACATAGCACACCCTATTCAAAAGGTAGTAGACCATGCTGTTAAGTTGAAGATGAATAAGAAAGGCGTGGTTACTGCTCGTATTGAGTATGCAAATATGTCAGATGAGATAGACACGACTACTAGACCCTTAAACAAAGATGTATCAGATGAACTTAACGATAGGAACAATGGTATGTTTACCTTTACAGAGAATTTTGACTTTAATCCTGAATACCCAGGACAAGACGGACCCGATATGTATCCAGATGAAGATGACCACTTACATGGTGACTTCCCAGAACCGGATCCTGAAGGACCAGTAAAATAAATTGAAAAAAATGAATTTAGTGCTTGACAAGCTATATAAGATAGTGTATAATGAGTACTTAATAAGAATTTGTCTATGGAAAACCATTATAATGCGATTGACCATAGCAAGTTGTCAGATAAGACATAAAAATCAAACTGAAAAGGAGGTTAGACATAATGTTTAACATTTTTAAATTATCTAAAGGAGATAAAACTATGGCTAGAACAAAGCTAACTAAGACCGAGAAGATTCGTAATCTTTTCAACAAAGGTTCAGATGTGACTTGGAAAACTCTAAGAACAAAATTTGACCTTAAATCACCAGCTGCAATGGTTGGTAAATTGAGAAACGAAGGATTGATGATTTATGAAAATAGGTCTACAAAAGGCGTTTCATATAGAGTTGGTACTCCATCTAAAGCAGTAATCGCTGCTGGTATCACAGCTGTATTCGGCAAACAAGTCGCTTACACATCATAATGAACTCGATAGTAAGATTACCTAGCGGTACGCTTACATAGAGCTGTGTGAGGCGAGGAAAGCGAGAGTGGAACTCGCCTCCACATTTTTAACTAAAAAGGAATATATGACAGACGATAATTCAGTTGACAAATCTTTTGAGAACGAGGTAACACCGAGTCCTATGGTACAAATATCTGTAAAAGATTATGATAAACTAAAAGAAAGAAACAATTATATAACAAACAAAAGTTTAATTGAATACATTGACAAGATAGAATTTTTTGTAAAAGAATTGAGAAAACATATAGTAAGGACGGATATTTAATATGGGTAAGATGAGAATATTTAAGTTTTGGAATGAAAAAGGTGACGAGAAAGAGAAAGAAGCAATGAGTTTGAAGAAGGCAGTTATGTCGGTTCAAAGCAACTTCAAAGACCAATTTATTGGTGTTGAATACATTAGTAAGAAAGGTAAAGCAATCGTTGATTCCGTAAAGATACCTATAGGTAGAAAAATAAGACAAGCGTTAATAGTAGAAAAGAAGAGAGCAGCTGCAAAGGCAAAATTTGAAGCCGATAGAAAAAAGAGTGCATAATGATTATAGTTGATTTACACCAAGTGCTTATTAGTAATCTAATGGCACAAATGAGTAGAGTATCATTTCAGAAAGGTACCGAACCAGGTATCGCTAACATAGAAATGGTTAGATATATGGTATGTAATTCAATCAAAGGATACATTAGAAAGTTTGGTAACGAATACGGAAAAGATTTAGTACTTGCCTGTGATAGTGGCAATCCTTGGAGACGAGACTTCTTTCCTCAATACAAAGCAAGTCGTAGAACAAGTAGAGAAGATAGTACAAACGATTGGAATGCTCTATTCAGTCTCATACATGATATTAAAGAAGAATTAAAAGATAACTTTCCGTACAAAGTAATTGCTATTGACAATGCAGAAGCAGATGATATCATCGGTGTCATTGTTAAAATGCAGACAGAAGACAAGTACCTGATTGTATCAGGCGATAAAGACTTCAAACAATTACAGAAGTATAGTAATGTAAGTCAATATAGTCCAATACAGAAACACATGGTAGTTGAAGATAATCCTACTAGATACTTACACGAACAGATTATCAAAGGCGATAGGTCAGACGGGATACCGAATATCCTATCAGCAGATGATGTCTTTATTACAAAGACAAAACAAAGTCCTATTACGAAAAAGAAACTAGAAGAGTGGTCGCAGATTGACGATATACCACTAGGTTCTGAAACAAAGAAGTACTACAATAGGAACAAGAAACTGATAGACCTAGACCAGACGCCTAACGCTATGGTAGAATCTATTATAAATAGTTTGAACAACTATGAAGTACCAAGTAGGTCCAAACTACTACCATACTTTATAGATAATAAACTGAAATCGTTGATTGAACATATTAATGATTTTTAATATTGCAATATTAAGAGGAAAATGAAATGGCAAATGAAAATATGAACAAGGCACAGAAGGCGGCAGCAATGTCATCTTCAAGCATGGCACTCACTTACCACGAAATCTTCACTAAAGTTAACAACGCTAAAGACAAGGCAAAGAAGACAGAAATCCTGCGACAGCACGATAGTGTCTCTCTAAGACAAGTATTAAAAGGTGCTTTCGACCCGAAAATACAATGGGACTTACCAAAAGGTAACCCACCGTATCTTCCAAATGAAGCTCCTGTAGGTACTGAACACACATTCCTTGAGTCCGAAGCGAAGAGACTTTGGCATTTCGTACAAGGTGCAGACCAAAATCTATCCAAAGTAAAAAAAGAAACTTTGTATATTCAAATTTTAGAAGGTTTACATGAAACAGAAGCAGAGTTGCTTGTTGCTGTAAAAGAGAAGAAGTTAAATAATATGTACAAAGGACTTACAGCTAATCTTGTAAAAGAGGCTTTTGGGTGGAATGATGATTTTGTTAAGCTAGAAGCATAACAATACAACGGTTTTAGGGTATTTTCCATACTAAAAATACCCACTATTCCCCTAAAATAAGCTCATTTTTTGCTTGACAAGGTACCTAGTAAGTGATATAATAAATATATTAAATGATGAAGAAAGGTATATAATGATAAGCTTGATAAAAAACATAATATATGTACTTGTGTTTTTGTATATGGCAGGTGTAGCATTACACTTAACTATGCAGAAAGCAAAAGCAGATGACTATGTTGTGGCGACTAGCGCCCACATAATCAAAGAAACGGTTAACGGTAACATTGACCATAAGGCTGTGATGAAGTCTGAACTTGAAAGACTAGCACATTCAATGGCAATCGAAATGACTTTTGTATTAGAGAAGCATTTACCAAATATATTAGAGAGTATTGCTTCTGATATTAGAGTTAACGGTATAGACAAAGTATACAAAGAAAGTCAAACAGAGGAGTAGAATGGAAAACTTGATATATGCAATGGCTGACATGGTTTCTCTTATGAAGACTATGGCGCCTATGGAAATATGGATAATTATACTTGGTGGTGTAATATCTTTTTTGATAATGGAGTATACTGATAGAAAGAGACTACGACACGAAAACAATCA